GGAAGGGTCAACAGAATTACAGGAACACGATAAAAAAGCAGCGGAACATTTTTTGGAATATTGTGATACCAATAAGTGTATACGAGGCAGAGTTAATGTAAAAGGCTGGTTTGAATGGCCTTGTACGGAATGTTATTTTAACCCTTATAACATGGTGGAAAGCGAGGAGAAACAAAATGTCTAAAGCAATATTGGAACTAGACATGCCAGAGAGTTGTATACAATGTCCGTTGTATGTTATTACTGGTATTTGTTATATCTTGTCTTCTTGGAACCATAGTATGCCAGTATATACGCCAAGCGTGGGGAGAAACACGGACTGTCCATTAAAAAAGGTTGAGGAGGATGAAGAAAAATGACACTCGAAACAGCAAAAGCGATGATTAAGCCCGGAATGGTGATAGAGTTTAAGCCACAGTGGCTGACGACAAACGCGGCATATGCCAAGAAGGGCTTGACAATGCGCGGGAAAGTGATACAGCTATATGAATATCATTTTTTGGTACAGCTTAAGCGAGTTAAAGAGTGCTTTTGCTATACTGATATAATGACAAGGCATGTAAGAATAATACATAAAGGTAGTGCAAGATGAAAGAGTGCGAAGTAAGAGAAAACTGTAAATCATATATACAGGGCAAGTGCTGGATATGTGATAACTATAGCCTATATTGGCCGGATGATCCGCATATACTATGCAAGCGCCAAATAGCCGAGCGTGAGGAAAGGAAGGCAAAAAGGAAGATGCAAAAGCAAAGCGATGCCAGTAGGCGCGGGAGGAGAAGCAAGGCTAAGGGCAGAGAAGGCGAAAATGAAGTTGTAAGGCTGCTTGCAAAATACGGGATAGAGGCTGAAAGAGTGCCTCTGTCAGGAGCGCTTAAAAGCGAAAAGTACAGTTGCGACGTGGCAATGGTAAACGGTAAGCGCATAGAGGTAAAAAGGCGTAAAAACGGGCTTGCTACTATCCAAAAGTGGCTTGATGAAGATAAGAACAGTAACTATGTATTTTTTAGAAGCGATGGAGATAAAGATAATTGGATAGTTATTATGCCGGTAATAGAGTTTATAGAGCTTGTAAAAAATAAGGATGAATAAGACATGGACATATTCATGAAATATCTTGATAAGCGTAAGGGTACAATTGAGGCCATTAAAGATTATGATAACATGCAGTTCATAATTGATAGAACGGAGAACGATATAAAGGATGCATACGAAGACATGACGAGCCTTAAATCAGTTAACTTAAACGGGCTGCCGAAGGCTCATAATCCGAAAGCGGGAGAAGATAGCATCATAAACAGCATAGAAAAAATTAGCGTGCTTGAAACGAGATACGATGACGCTATGGAGTATATGAAGTGGTTTGGCCCGGCTTGGCAACGTCTTTCGGAAGATGAAAGGTATATATTAAAAACATTCTATAATAGCCGGTATGGAGAAAGGCTGGATGCTATTTATGATATATGCGAAAAGCTGGGCATTGAGCGGACGACGGCATACAAGCGGAAGAATAAGGCATTAACCAAGCTTGAAAAAATGCTGTTTGGATGAAACATTAGATAGATAAAAGCGGATGACTTTTAGTTTTATAAGTGGTATAATGATATAGTAGCTAAAAAAATAGCTGACGTTCCTCCTATTTTTTTATAGGCCGCCATGGGTCCTTATCCATGAGCGGCTATTATTATGCCCGAAGGAGAGGAAAAATAATGGAAATAAGAAAAATACCGATAAGTGACATAAACCCGGCACCGTACAATCCGAGGAAGGACCTAAAGCCGGGCGACGCCGAATATGAGAAATTAAAACGTAGCATAGATGAATTTGATTTAGTTGAACCTTTGGTGTGGAACGAGGCAACCGGGAATTTGGTTGGAGGCCACCAAAGATTAAAGATACTTATTGACCGAGGAGATACGGAGGTCGAAGTTTCGGTAGTTAGTCTTAATAGCGAGAAAGAGAAGGCGCTTAATATTGCGCTAAACAAAATACAAGGTGATTGGGACTATGACAAGCTGGAGGAACTATTAAAAGATTTAGATGATAAAAACTTCGACGTAACACTAACGGGGTTTGACGCTAGCGAGGTAGATAGGATTTTATCTGAAATCGGGAACGAAAGAGAAAACGAAAAAGAAGAAATAGCAATCGAGGAAAGAGCGCATGAGGGGGACGTGTGGCAACTTGGAAATCATAGAATAGTTTGCGCTGATTGTACCGATATAGAGGCATTGAACCGGCTATTTGGAGGAGAGAAGGTTAACACGATTGTAACATCACCGCCGTATGCCGAGCAACGCAAGGACGAATACGGAGGAATACCGGCCGATGAATATCCGGAATGGTTTTGCATGGTAGCCGACGTTTTGAGGCAATATCTTGTCGATACCGGGTCATTCTTTGTGAATATAAAAGAACATGCCGAGAATGGGCAACGTAGCTTATACGTTATGAAAATGGCTATCGATATGGTAGAGAAGTATGGATGGAAATATATAGATGAGTTCGTATGGGTAAAGGTAGGTTTACCGGCCGGATTTGAGAATAGGCTAAAAAATGAATTTGAACCGGTTTTTTGGTTTGCTAAATCCGACAACGTGGATATTGTAGAGCGGTATATCGAGGAAGGCGCCGGAGACGATGATAACATCATAGACGAGTTTGGGAAGGTTTACCACTTCTCAAAACAAGAAAAGATAACATTCCACCCCGAGGCGGTAGGAAAGGAATCGGATGGAATTATAAAGAAGTCCACGAGGAATAAATCAAAAACTGGGGATGTAGGCGTAAAAGGGATAAAGGCAAAAGGAGTGGCGAGACCGGGGAATGTTGTAAAGGTGCATGTAAATAACGAATCATGGAAACATCCGGCGATGTACCCGGTAGGATTACCGGAGTTCTTTATTAAGCTAACGACAACGAGAGGCGATAAGGTATTAGACCCGTTTTTGGGTGCGGGGTCAACATTGATAGCGGCCGAAAAGACGAAACGGATATGCTATGGAGTTGAGAGGATGCCGAAGTACGTTGACATAATATTGGCTAGATGGGAAGAACTTACAGGGCAAAAAGCGGTGAGATTAAATGAGTGAAATATGGGAAAGGCAACCGGGGGAGAGTAGTAAAGCTTATGAGGCTTTTTGCGCATATAGGGATTGTGGACCGGAGAGGTCATTGGAAAGTGTTGGCCGAACATTATCAAAACCTAGGTCGCGTCAATGGATGAGCGTGTGGTCGGCTAAGTATAAATGGGTTGAAAGAGCGAAGGCGTATGACGATTATATAGAGCGCAAAAAGCGTGAAGAACACGAGAAAGCCATAATGGAGATGGTAGAGCGCCACGCTAGGTTGGCCGTTGCATTCCAACAACGGATAGCCGAAAGGTTGAAGGCAATCGACCCGAACGAATTAAGTCCAACCGATTTAGCAAGGTGGCTTGATATATCGTCGAAACTTGAAAGAATTAGCCGAGGCGAACCAACCGAGATTGGCAAGCAAGAGGTATCATTGCCGCCGGTTATCGAGGTGGTACTTGACGATGGCGACGAGGATTAAACTTCATAAAGGGCAAACAAGGGCTTGGAAAAGTCAAGCAAAGATAGTAGCAATGATAGCCGGAACGGGAGGAGGCAAAAGTTATTTCGGGCCTATATGGCTATATAGGGAAATACAAAAATACCCGAAAGATAATTTTTTGGTTATATCGCCGACTTATCAAATGTTTCAACGAATAGTGCTGCCGAGCACTAAGGCGTTTTTAGACAATGCCGCAAACGGTGAGTATAGGTCGGGAGAAAGAACTTATTACCTGCCGACGGGCGGCAAGGTGTTTTTTGGTAGTGCGGATAACCCGTTCTCCTTGGAAGGCGTACATGTAAGGGGAGCGTGGATGGACGAGGCCGGACAAATGAAAAGAGAGGCATGGGACGTTGTCCTACGGAGGCTTGGATTTTATAACGGGAGAGTGCTAATAACAACGACGCCATACAACTTGGGGTGGCTAAAGGCTGATGTTTACGATAGATGGAAAGACGGCGATAAAGATTACGATGTGATACAATTCGCTAGCATATTAAACCCGCAATATCCGAGGGAAGAATTTGAAAGAGCTAGGGTGACGATGCCGGATTGGAAATTCAAGTTGTTCTACCTTGGGCAATTTGCTAGGCCGGAGGGTCTAGTATATCAAGATTTCGAGCCGGCTAAACATATCATAGACGAGTTTGATATACCGAACGATTGGCGCCGGATAATAGGTGTTGACTTCGGATATAACAATCCGACGGCGGCTGTATGGATGGCTATAAGTCCGGACGATGTTATGTATATATATCGTGAGTATTACGAACGGCATAAATTGCCGGATGAAAGCGCTAGTGATATAAAGAGGTTAAGCATGGGAGAACGGATAGACGGGGTATATTGCGACCCGTCGGAGCCGGCGTCGATTGAACAATTTAGGAGAGTTGGGTTGCCGGCAACGGTAGCTAAAAACGCGGTAAAAGAAGGAATTGACAACGTGATAGCCGGATTGAAAAGCAATAGATTATTTATATTCAAGGGAGTTAATAACTTGCTGGATGAAATAGAAAATTATCGGTGGAAAGAGCACAACGATAAAATAGCTGACGAGCCGATAAAAGAGTATGACCACGCCATGGATGCTCTAAGGTATGCTGTAATGGCGAACGCAAGGCGAACAAATGTAATGGCTAAGCCGAGAGGATGGTGAACAAGTGTTAACGGAGTTTATACAAGTTGGGCAAGATTGGCCGCCTAAGAGCGAAGTTGACCGATTGCAACTTTATAAGAACAACAAGTATTTGTTCGAGGGCAAGCATGAGCAAGTATATCGAGATTGGGTGAGATTGCTAAGAGACGACCAAAAAGCGACATTGGAAATTATATTGAATTGGCCGAAACGATTATCAACATTATGGGCGGATTTATTGTTTGGTGAGCCGCCTAAAATATCGGCCGGCAATGAAGGAAGCGACGAGCAATTAGCGCTGGAGCGCATTATTAGCGATAATCAATTAATAAACAATGCATATGAGGTAGCGCTGGATGTGAGCCGGTACGGCACGGGGCTATTTAAGATTAGGTATGACGGAAGGGCAATCATAGAAGGTCAACCTCCTTCATTGTGGTTTCCGGTTGTGAAGAATGATAATATAAAGTCGGTAGTAGCGCATATATTGGCTTGGACGTGGGACGAGCAAACGGGGAGTTTGTTTGGGTCCAAAAAAACAACTCATCTGAAAACTGAAGTGCACGAAAAAGGAAAGATAACAACGTCGGAGTATATAGTGCGTGATGGGAAGATAGCGCAAGAAGTTAGCCGGGATGAGGTCATGACCGGCGTTGATGAGTTTCTTGTGGTGCCGGTAAATAACTTGCTAACGACGGATAGAATAACGGGGCTTGATGATTATAGCGATTTAGATAGTGTGATTCAAGAGATAGAAATAAGAATTGCACAAATAAGCCGCATACTAGATAAACATGCGGACCCGAATATGTACGGTCCGGCGATGGCGCTTGAAACCGACCCGGCAACGGGGCAAGTAGTAGTACGTGGTGGAGGCAAATATTTCCCGGTAAGTAGCGGCGAGGAACCGCCGGGATATGTGACATGGGATGGACAACTTGAGGCGGCATTCCATGAAATAGAGATACTGATGGAACAATTTTATTCTTTGAGCGAAACGTCATCGGCCGCATTCGGGCAATTGAAACAAGGTTTGGCCGAAAGCGGAAGCGCATTAAGGCGATTAATGTTAGCGCCGCTAGCTAAGGTAAATCGCATGAGGATGCGCTTTGACCCGGCTATAAAGAAGGTTTTAAGAATTGCGAGCGAGCTGGAGGTAGCGCAAGGAATGGCAAATGCGGTTAAGCTAGAAAACATCAACATAACTTGGAATGATGGATTGCCGCAAGACGATATGGAGCTCACGCAAATATATGCATTGAGGATGCAAAACGGTTTATCGTCGAGGGAGACCGCATTAAAAGCGCTATATGAGTTTGACACGCAAACATTACAAGACGAACTAATGAGGATAACGGCCGAGGCTAACACACAAGTGCCGCTCATGTTTAGGCCGAATATAACACCGCCGGCGGAGGAACAACAAGAAGGTGGTAGTTAATGCCATTTGACGCCGAAAAGCAAATAAACCAATTGGTGAACATGTACCGGCAAGGTTTTAATGATGTGTTACAAATACTTGCTGCCGGTGGCAATAGAGACCTAATGGCATATTATAGAGACGTGCTAATACAATTGCGGGATTTATTAGGACAACTAGATGCAAACGCCGCGGCATGGATAGAGCAAACGATAGGCCAAGTATATAGCCAATCGGCGGCTGAAACGGCGGCGTTTCTGATGAGCTTGGGCATACAACGTCAAGTAAACCCCGAATTTGCGCAATTACATCAAAGGGCAATAGACGTAATAGCGCAAAACATGGCCGATAATTTAAGGGATGCGACGCAATTCATAGGTAGGCGTGTTGACGATGCTTTTAGGCGAGTTGGGATAGAGCAAGCCGGACGGAAATATGCAAGCGGCACGACGATACAAGACATGAAGCGTAAAGTAATGCAAGCAATGTTGGACGAGGGGCAAACGGCATTCATAGATAAAATAGGCCGAAGATGGAGGCTTGACACATACGCCGAGATGGTGGCAAGAACGACGACGAGGGAAGCGGCGTCGGTGGCAACGTTAAATGAGTGCAAAGAGTTCGATATTGACTTGGTAAGAATATCATTTCATTATCCGACGTGCGAGATATGCGCGCCTCTCCAAGGCAAGGTATATAGCATAAGCGGCAAAGATAAAAGGTACCCGGCGCTCAAGGATGAATACCGGCCGCCTATACACCCTAATTGCCAGCATGTGTTAGAGCCGTATGTCCGAGAGTTCGACGATAAGGCCGATGAAGTACAAGAGCTAAGTAATAAGCCGCTTACTAAGGACCCGAGGTCGGAACAAGAAATAGAAGATTACAAGAACATAGTAGGTCAACCGCCTATGACGCACGCAAAAATATTGGAAGGGCGTGGGGAAGCGGCATACGAGGAATACTTAAATAAATATCTATAAGGAGGTTATAAAAAGTGGCAATATCTAATAAGGCGTGGGGACAATTCGCCGAGAGCGATTACACGTTGGAACAATGGCATAGGGCGTGCTTGATACATCTACACGATGGGCCGCCGGAAGCAAAAAGCCAATGTAAGTTGCCGGTGCGTGAGCCGAACGGCACGCTAAACCGTAATGGTGTACATGCGGCGGCGGCGGCACTAGCCGGGGCACGTGGAGGTGTGGATGCACCGATGGCCGAAAAAAGAAGTGCTGCGAGGAAGCTAATAACGCTATATGGCGAGTTAGACGAGGAACCGCCGGAAAGCATAAGACGGCTAGCCGGCACGAGATAGCATAGGAGGTATATATGAAACTAACAATAAAAGGCGATGGGCTGAACGCAAACATATATCTAGACGATAAAGAATTACACATGGTACAAGCGGTAAGTCTTGATATGACGGCGGGGAGCTTGCCGGAAGCGGTTATAACGTTTATCCCCGAAACTGTAGACTTGGAAATAGATAACATAGATACGTTCATTGCAAAAGGTATCATGAAGAAAAATGATAACAACTAATTTTAATATAGATATTACGGCAACATGCGCCGGTCAAGCATGGAAAGGAGCTAAAAAATGATGTATAATAAAGATTGGGACATAGACTTACAAATGTTTGCTGATGGCGGAGACGTAGCCGGCCAGAGCGACGCTCAAATAGGCGACGGTATAAAAAACGCCGATGAAGGCGGGAATGACGCTAATAATAGCGGGATGGAAAACAAGACTTTTACGCAAGCCGAGGTTGACGCTATAATAGCGGATAGACTAAAGCGTGAAAGGGAGAAATACAAGGATTATGGCGAGCTAAAAAAGGCCGCGGAAGAATTACAAAAGATTAAAGAATCACAAATGAGCGAGGCTGAAAAGTTGCAAGCTAAGTTGGCCGAATACGAGCGAACAGTAGCTGATAAAGAGCTTGAGTTGGCAAGTATAAAGGCGGAGGCGACTAAGCAAAAGATTTTATCCGATATGGGATTGCCCTTGTCGTGGGCTAGCCGGATATTCGGCACGACCGAGGATGAGATAAGAGCCGATGCCGAGGAGTTAAAGCAACTTTTAGGAGCTCAAGGGCGGCCGATAGGAAGCGGTACTAATCCGCCGAATGGCGGCACGCCGGTATTCACTCTTGAACAAGTGAAACGGATGTCGCCGGAAGAAATCAATCAAAACTGGGAGGCCATAAGTAAGATGATGGCCGAAGGGAAACTAAAATAACAAGAATAAACGGAGGTAATATAAAATGGCATTAGATAATTTTATACCCGAAATATGGAGCGCAAGGTTACTTGAGAACTTGCATAAAAGCTTGATATTCGGGCAAGAAGGCGTAGTTAATAGAGATTATGAGGGCGAGATAAGAGCCTTCGGTGACACGGTAAGAATAAATTCAATAGGGCCTATATCGGTTGGTAATTATATTAAAAATACCGATATACCGGCGCCGGATGTATTAGACGGAGAGCAAGAAGTATTGGCAATAGACCAGGCTAAATACTTCAACTTCTTAATCGACGATATAGATAAGGCGCAACAAAATCCGAAGGTTATGGATAATGCAATGGCCGAGGCCGCTTATGCATTAGCGGATGTAGCCGACCAGTATATAGCAAGTCTATACACCGATGCGGGAAGTGCTATAGGCGATGACACAACTCCTATAGTACCGACGGCTGAAACGGCTTATGAAACGTTGGTTAGTGCTAGCATAAGGCTTGACGAGAACAACATACCTAAAGCTGGGAGGTTCGTGGTGGTACCTCCTTGGTTTTACGGGTTATTGTTAACGGATGATAGGTTCGTGAAGGTAGGTTCCGCTATGTCCGACCAAGTTTTAAGGAACGGTCAAGTAGGGCAAGCGGCCGGATTTACTATTTATGAGAGCAACAATATAGCGAATACTACCGGAACGTTATATAAAATCGTAGCTGGTAGCCCGATGGCTATAACATTCGCCGAGCAAATAAACACGATAGAGGCATATAGGCCGGAGAAACGGTTTGCGGATGCCGTCAAGGGATTATACCTGTATGGTGCTAAAGTAATAAGACCCGAGGCGTTGGTAGTTATAACCGCTAATCCGGAATAAGACGTGATGGCACATGTGGTATAGGAATAAAAGAACGGGGCTAATATGGGATGTATACGGCGAGGTGGCAAAACGCCTCGCCTTATCCGATAACTTCGAGGAGGTGGAAGTGGCATGTCAATCATCGTCGGAGAAGATGCCTACATCGACGTCGAAGGAGCAAACGAATACTTCAACGGAAGGCTCTACGCCGAAGCGTGGGAGGCCGCAAGCGAAAACGACAAGGAAAAAGCGCTCAAGCAAGCAACAAGAACAATAGACCGTTTGCCTTTGAAAGGTAGGCCGGCTTATGACGACCAACCGTTGGCATTTCCTAGGTCGTTCTTTGTAGATGGAACGATGGAAACATCTGAACGACGGTTTGATTTGCCGCCGGGATGGTGGACGCAATCGGATATTCCGCAAGCCGTCAAGGATGCATGTTGCGAGGAAGCATTAGCATTGTTAGAACGTCGAAACAATCAGCGCCGGCAATTGCAAGACGAAGGAGTAACGAGCTTTAGCATTGGCAATTTAAGTGAAAGTTACAAGACCGACATTACTATCGCTAAAAGGTTGCATTCCGACGAGGCTAAAGACTTGCTTATGCCATATATCGCGGGGAGTGTGGCTATCATATGATTGACGCATATCTAAACCAAACCGCGGTATGGAAGCATGTAACCGGAAACAATAGCTATGGAGAGCCGGAGTATTCGGAAAGCAACATAAAGGTACGATGGGAAGGGAAAAGACAATTAGTACGAGATAGTCAAGGCGACGAGGTAGTATCGGAGGCTAGGCTTTTTTGCAAAGAGGCGGTAATGCCGGGCGATGTAATGGAATATGGCGGTAGAGAATGGCCGGTTATAACGGTTAGTGTAGCGGTAGACTTAAACGGCAATGCGTTGTTTCGGGAGGTGGCGCTATGAGCGATGTAGTATTGAAGTGGTATGGAGACCGAGATATAGCTAGGAACGCCGGAAGGAAAGCCTTGGGTTGGTGTGCGGCCGACTTACAAGGTAAAAGCGTGGAGCAAGCACCGGTATTAACCGGAGATTTACGAGCTAATTGTAGCACGACGCCGATAAAAGAAACCGGCGATAAGATGGAGACGATGATTGGCTATGATTTACCATACGCTAAAAAGCAACATGAACATCTTGAGTATAGGCACCCGCGGGGAGGCAAGGCTAAGTTTCTTGAGGACCCGTTCAACGCTAATAAGGATAAATACGAGAGATATATAAGCAATGAAGTTAAACGGGCGTTAAGGAAGGGGCGGTAATATGTTGCTTGACGATATTGGCGTTTATTTGCAATCTCATGGAATAGGCGAGGTAGGCGTTGACATATTCAAGGGAGCGATGCCGGATAGCCCCGATAAATGCATATGCTTATATGAATATGCCGGTGAACCTTTGAGCCTAGATTGGGACGGCGAAAACCCCGGGTTACAAGTAATGGTTAGGGATAAATCGTACGAGCAAGGGCGGTTGAAAATCAATCGCATACAAAACACGTTACACGGCATAAATAACACAACGATAAATGGAACGCGTTACTTGCTTGTTCATGCTCAACAAAGTCCCGAAAGTTTAGGGCGGGATGAAAACAATAGATGCGAATTTGTAATAAATTTTAGAGTTATTAAGGAGGTAAACATATCATGATAATGACTGGAAAAGGAACTAAGTTCTCTATAGGAAGCGGGAGCCCGCTAACGTATACTGACGTGGCTAATGTGGCAACTATAACGCCGCCACAATTAACACGCGATACGGTGGATGTAGATACGTTAGACCCGGCTGATGGCTATAAACAATTTCTAACCGGATTAAAAGACGGCGGCGAGGTTGGTATAACGCTTAACTTTGACCCCGAAGATACTGGACAAACGAGCATATACAATGCGTTCGAGAATGATACGCCGGGGAATTATAAGATAACATTCCCCGATGGGTCTAACTGGACGTTCTCTGGATTGTTAACGGCATATGAGCCGCAAGACGTGGCCGCGGCTGATGTCGTTCAAGTGCAAGTTACAATAAAGGTAAGTGGGAAACCAACATTTACGGCGGGAGTGTAATAGAGCATGTATCTAGATAAAAAAGCTATACTATCGGCACAAGACTTAAAATACGAGGATGTGGAAGTGCCCGAATGGGGCGGAACCGTTCGGGTAAAGGAGCTAAGCGCTGGAGAACGAGACCAGTTCGAGGCGCTAACTACTAAGATAACGTTTAGGAACAACAAACAAGAGTTCGAGCCGACGTTGGAAAACATAAGAGCAAAGCTTGTCGCGTTATCGGTTGTGGATGAAAACGGTAATAATTTGTTTACAACCGCGGATGTAAAAGAGCTGGCTAAGAAGTCGGCGTCGGCGATGAACCGTATATGCGAGGTAGCCTCTAGGTTATCGGGGCTTGGAGACGAGCAAACACAAGCCGCACTAAAAAACTAAAAGAGCGCCCGAGGAGGCGCTTTATGTTTAGATTAGCGCTCGCCTTGGGAATGACGGTAAAAGAGCTCGAGCAACGCATGACGAGTGAAGAACTAACCGAATGGATGGCGTTTTATACGTTAGAACCGTTTGGATGCGAGGCGGCGGATATTAGAGCCGGTGGAATATCCGCCACTATCGCAAATGCGTTTAGTGGCAAAAACAAGCAATACGACCCTACCGATTTCGTTATCAAGTGGGGCGGTAATGAAGAAATGGATGATGACGAGTTGAAGAAAGTGGCGCTTTTAACAAACGCTATGTTGGGCGGCACGGTAAAGAGAGGCGGTGATAGCTAGTGAATGTAGGCGATTTAGTTGTAAAGATGGGATTGGATTCGTCGCAATATAACAAAGGTTTGGCAATGGCGCAAAAAAGCGCCGGCGGAGCTGGGAACTTTATAAGAAACGCGTTAAGTTTTACGGTAGGAATGGGCGCATTTCAAGCATTGCAACGCGGATTTCAAGGAACTATCGGAACGGCAATTGAATTCAATACCCTGATAGAAAATGCTAATCTTGGGTTTACAACAATGTTAGGTAGTGCTGAAAAGGCACAAGCGTTTCTAAACCAAATGGGAGATTTCGCCGCAAAAACACCGTTTGAATATCCGGAGTTATTACAAGCGTCACAACATATGATGGCATTAGGGTTTGCGGCTGATGAAGTTTTGCCTTCGTTAAAGGCAATAGGCGACGCAACCGCGGCGCTTGGGCAAGGGTCGGAAGCTATAGATAGGATAGTCTATGCATTAGGTCAAATGCGGATGACCGGCCGGCTAAACGCTCAAGATATGATGCAACTTACAAACGCTGGAATTAACGCTTGGCAATATCTAGCCGACGCTAGCGGGAAAAGCATAGCGGAAATAAGGAAGCTATCCGAACAAGGGGCTATATCCGGAGTGCAAGCCGCCGAGATAATCATAGCCGGAATGGAAAAACAATTCCCGGACATGATGAGCAAGATGGAAAACACTTGGCAAGGCGTAACTAGTACGATAAAAGACGTGTGGAGAATGACAATCGGAGCAATAACTCAAAGCACCTTCAGCGGCATTACAAAGTGGTTAGGCGGTATACGAGATTGGGCTACCGAGTTCTATAACACTTTTACAATGGTTAGCAAACAAGCCGGAACGGCGGCCGGATTGCAAGCGGCTATCGTGCAAGGGTTTGGCGTACAAATAGGCGGAACAATAATTGCGATAGGCGATGTAATAAGCAAGGTTGTAAACATAGCGGTAACTGGAGCTAAGTGGATAATTGGGCATTGGTCAACAATCATCCCAGTCTTGATGGGCGTTCTAACGGCTTATCTATCGCTCCGTACGGCTATGACGATTACTCATTCGTTAGCAAGAACAACGGCAATATTGCGCGGCGAGATAGCCGCAACATCGGTCTTTGGGCAATTCTTTGCTAGGGTGGTGCAATCGTATAAACTAAGCATTGAGGCGGCAAGTGCGGCCGGTGTGGTACACATAGGAGTATTGCGCGGCATAGAATACGGTATTAAAGCGGTATATGCGGCCTTGGGTCCTTTAGGAGCCGCATTATTAGTCATTGGTTCGATATTAACATGGCTTATGACGTCGTTTGGCAAATATAAGGCCGATTTACAACAACAAGCATTGCAAAAACAATTAAGCGGTATCAATACGCAAATGAAGAATATTCAGTCGTCGACAATGCCGGCAGTGGCCGGTGTTGGTGATTTCGCAAAGGGCATTGATAAGGTCGGTAAAAGTAGTAAAAAAGCGCAAAAAGTATTAAGCAACAACTTACAATCGTTCGACGAAATACACCAACTAACAACCGAGGCGGCCGGAGGTATCGGCGATTTAGCTGGAGGGTTAGGCGACATAGGAGGGATAGGAGCCGGTATGCCGGAGATTGCCGGAGGATTTACAATGCCCGAGGTTGCCATACCGGAGATGGACTTTAGCATGCCCGAGGCGAGCTTTAAGCAATTCTTGAGCGATATGTGGAATGACATTGTAACGTGGCAAGGATGGGACACGCTAAAGAAAAGTTGGGACCTAGTAGCTTCGCACGCTAAAGATACGTGGGAGGCAACAACCGGAGTTGTTCTAAATGCGCTAAGCAACATGAAGGCCATGTCGGATAGAATAGGCGCTGACTTGGTAAAAACTACGCAAAAGAACTGGGGAGAAGTAACAAGTTTCTTTGAACGCACACAAGCTAGGTTAAGTGAATTAAGCCGGTCGATTGGTAGCGACGTTAAAACGTTTGTGATCCAAACGTGGAACGATGCGGTAACAACGGCGCATAGCGTAGGGGAAGATATAGGAGGTTTCTTTGAACGCACTGGTAGCCGGATGCAAATAACGGGGCATGATATATGGGGAGAGCTAGAAGAATATTGGAATAGCGTATCAACCAACATGCAAACAACGGGGCATAGCGTTTGGGGAGACCTAGGGACATACTTCGGTACTACTTGGACGAACACAAAAAACACGGCGTCGGATATATGGGGAACAACTAAAGACATAATAACCGGAGATATAGATTTAAGAACCGGAACGCGTGAAATATGGGGCGATATATCGACATATTTTAGCACAACATGGACGGACACAAAAGATACGGCGAGCCGGTTATGGGGAGATGTTTCAACGTTCTTTAGCGATACTTGGGGAGACACGAAAGAACTAGGCCATGACGTTTGGGATGATTTAAGTTCGTTCTTTGGAGATACTTGGGGCGACTTGAAGGAGACAACGCATAGCATATGGGGTGAGATATCGACGTTCACCGGCGATACGTGGCGAAATCTACAAACTACAAGTAGTGATATATTTGGCAAAATAAAGAATACGGTATCGGATACGTGGAACGACGCAAGTTCAACGACAAGCCGGATATGGGGCAACACGAAGGACTTTTTATCTAGGACTTGGAGCGACATATCGTCAACGGCTAGTAGGACTTGGGAAGAAACTAAGAACACGATAAACGACAAAATGAGTTGGTTAACGGGGCCTTTGTCTGATACGTGGGGGTCGATAAAAAAGACGGCCACCGATACGTGGGAAAGCTTAAAGAAAAGCGCCGGAAGTATATTTGAGGATATAAAGGATGCTATTATAAAGCCTTTTAAGAATATCCACATACCGTTGCCGCATTTTAGTTTTACTACAAGATATACAAGCATAGCGGGACTAAGCATACCATATCCGGATGTTGATGTAAGATGGTATGACAAGGGCGGCATTTTTACAAGTCCTAGCATAATCGGTGTTGGTGAAAAGAGGCCGGAATTTGTCGGAGCGTTGGACGATTTACGCAAGATAATAAGAGAGGAAATGCAAAACATTGGTAGCGTTGAGCCGATGCAAAACGAACAACCTATCGTAATAAACGTCAATACCGAATACGGAGCGATAGGGCAAGTTGTGATAAAGTCGTTGCAAGATTATGCACGGCAACACAACGGATTAAACTTGCCGATATGAGGGAGGCGAGCAAATGTTGCTGAAAATAAACGGCGTTAACGTAGCGTCGCCGAGGAAGCTAGAAGTTAGCATAATTGATATAGACGGAGAAACGAATAGAAACGCACGCGGCGATTTAATACGAGACCGAATAGCGACAAAACGCAAAATAATTTGCGAATGGCCGCCTCTATCAACACCGCAAGTATCAACAATATTACAAGCCGTGAAGGATACATTCTTTAGGATAGAATATTTAGACCCGATGGAAGGCACAACAATAATTAAAACATTCTATGTCGGGGATAGAACGGCGCCGGTATTGTTCGTCAAAAATGGTGTTACAACATGGGCAGGCTTGAGTATGAACTTCATAGAGAGGTGATAACTTGCAAAGCGTAAGCGACGGTTTCAAAACCGCAATAAAAGAACCGGATAGGGAAATTAAATGCCGAATAACATTTGATGATGGTGTTTTAGGGAAACCGGTTGATCCGACATTTACACGTAATAGCATTGCCTATACACCAGATGGCGTACCGGTTGCGGCTAATGTGCCGAGGTTTGAGCAAGGCAAGTTTGGCAAGGCGGTATTGGTTGAGGAAGGTACGACAAACTTAGCCACAAACGTAAAAGACTTTACAACGTGGATAAAAAAAAATGTAACCGTTACGGCCGATGCTGCGATAGCACCAGATGGAACTTTAACCGCTGATAAGATAGTATGCACCGGTGGTATCGACCCATTTGTGACGCAAAGATATAATCTCGGGCAAGCTCTAGGCGGCAAGACCTTCACATGGAGTGTATGGGTGTGGACAGACGTAGGCCAACCGACAGAAATGACATTGTTTATATACGATAGTACCGTAACATATGTTAAAGCTCAAACTTTTGTGCTAACTACTACTCCACAAAGATATACGTTAACCTATACGTTTCCAGCGGAGTGCAGCGCCACTAGTTTAACTTATAGAATTGACTTAAAACATACTCCCGCTGCCGGAGACTATGCTTATGCATGGGGCGCACAATTGGAGCAAAAAGCCTATGTCACAACATTCGTCGACAGCTCACGCTTGCCAGAAACACTAACCATACCTACTGATGGCGTGCTCAATCCGAATGAAGGTACGATAGAGTGTTGGGTCAAAGCACAAGATTTATATATAAAGAGGCGTGACATTCTTGAAGTCAACACCGCCGCTGGATCAGATGACAGAGTGGTTTTTGGATATAATGTTACATTGGGCGGTTTAGAATTATATTGGAGGCCTAGGTATAAAAAAGCTTATGTTATAAATATTCCAGAAATAAATCCTTTAACTGAATGGGTTCATCTTGGATTTAGATATCAATGGAATGGTGTGGGATATGATTTAGCGATTATTTACAATGGCCAGATAATAAAAACCGGAGTATCTTCTAACGGGCAAATGACCAATTTTTATCAAGCTATCATTGGGGGTACATCGCCGTCAATCGATAATATATTGCACGACGACTTTCGTATATCCAACATAGCCCGCAGCGATGCGGAGATAGCCGAAGCATATTCAAGCGGGCAGCCTTTGCCAGTCGACGAATGGACAACGTATAAGCTTGATTTTGACGATAATATAGATAATTCATCTATGCCCGCGGAGCTCGTACAAAAGATTGACTATAGTGCTGATCTAGTTACCGGCGACGATTTCGAGATAGGAACGGCCACAATGGCTATGGTGAACATTGGGATTATCGAAGATGTAGATAGCGCTTATGCTAATTATGATTACACGGGGAAAACATGTAACATAGAATTAGGCGTTGTTTTAGAGGATGAAACTATCGAATATTGCTCAATAGGCAAGTATACGGTTGATAGTGCTGAACGTAAAAATAACACAATAACGCTTAAATGCGTCGATAACATGTACAAGGCCGAGAAGGATTATGTAAGCGATTTAATGTACCCGACAACATTGGGAGAAATTTTAAGTTCGGCATGTAGTCAAGCGGGGATTACGTTGGCAACAACAAGTTTTGCAAATAGCGATTATGTCGTCGCTAATGAGCCGGTTTATGAAGGTATAACATGCCGCCGGATATTTGCTCAAATAAGCGAATTGGCCGGAGGATATGCTCAAATAAACCGGAATGGTGCTCTTGAGATAAGAACGCTTGGGAGCACGCCGGTAAGGGATATAACTAAAGACAATTATATAGAATTAAAAATAAACGAGGCCGCCGATGCGAGGATTGATAGGGTTATAGTAAAGGTCGGCGATGAACAAGCCGAGGCCGGACAAGGCGATAACATGTATACAATAGTTAACAATATGTTTGTGCAAAATCCGGCCGATGTGGTAGACGCTTTATATAACGTACTATCAAACGTAAGCTATACGGCGTGTACGTTTAAGTGGCAAGGAGACTTCGCTCTTGACTTGGGAGATAAGGTAACAATAGACGAGTTTCAAACATATGTTCTAAATAGGAAGATAACATATGCTGGAGGATTGCGTGAAGAAACTACAGCGCCGGCTAAAAGCAACGTTGCTAAGGTATCGACAAGCAAGGGTAGTTTAACATTAGATATTGAGAACGTAAAGACGCAAATAAGGGTAGTAAGCGGTGAAATTCAACAAGTAGTTGAACGTGTTGAAAACTTGGTTGTTGGAGCTAATAATAGATTATACGGCAGTCAAACGCAAATACCGTTCTATTTCAACAATGGGTCCGGAACGGTACAATTGTTTGGCGACCAGAGAACGCCATACTATAAAGTGGTATCTAATCAAAACATTGATTTATTTGCGGCGTTTCCGGATAGTCAATTTGCCGAACCGCTGGGCGAACTGGGAGTTGTTACAATCTCGTTAGATGTATTAGTTGGCGTGGATAGACAAGTTACAATCGATGGGAATACGTTCGACGTACCGGCTAATCGATGGACACGCATAAGTGTAACAAAAGAATTTAACGAGCCGAATACGACGAGACGCATAAGGGTTAGGAAACCGTTCAGTCGTCAAGAAACACGCGATATTTTTATCGGTACAAAGCTAATAGATAGTTTAACAACAAACATAAACACAATCTATTATAGAAACTTGAAGGTAGAAAAAGGGACGTTGCCGACTGGATGGACGCTAACACCCGAAGAACTAGAAGATAGCGTCGATAGGTATAGCACCGAGATACGGCAATTATACGATAGCATATCACTAGTTGCAACAAGGAACGAACAAACGGGAGCATTAGAGGTTACGCCCGAATCAATCGTTGCGGCGATAAACACAACCGATGGTGTAGGCAAGGTTAAGACCGTAAACTTCACCGTTGATGAAAACGGGGCAACGGTTGAGAACGGGGCGCTAATTG